TTACCAGTCTTCTTGGCAAAATCAGATGCTGCCTTTTTCCCTTTCTTAGTATAAGAGAATGTGCGTTTTCCAACTTTAGGCATTTTCTTCCTCCGATTCGTTACAGCTACAGGCCTTCTCCTTTAACTCTTCAATCTCTTTCTGTTGCTCATTAAGAGTTCTACTAAGAGCAGCTATCTGCAACTGGTATCTGCCAGCTTCAGTATTGAGTACTGACTGTACATCATCGTTTGTAATATTAATCGACTTAGGTTCTGTTGTCATAAAATCTCCCCTATTTTATTCCATTGTAGAGTATCTTATTATTGCTACTCTGTCTTCTTTTTTTAAAGTTCTTTCTGATGTCATCAAGAATCTTTCCTATTTCCTTTCTTTGGCTAACAGTAGGAGCCTTCTTACTACCCTCTGCTCTTATCTTGTTAAACCATTCTTCTGCTGATTGGGCTGCCATATCTTCTATATGTGCAGGGTCTGTGTTGTCATCAGCTAAGACCTTTATGATAGTCTTCCTACCTGTCTCCTTGTCCTCAAGTCGAAAGGTATGAGCGACTACACTTCCCCCTGTTACTGCGTTGTACCCACTAGGGGTAGTATTTAATTTAACTACCCCCTGTGGTGTCCATAAGTCAGTTGTCATTAGTGAAGGTTCATCAAGAATACTGTATGGAACTCGTTATCCACACCAGCTTTCCCGTGTAATCTTCCTAAAGCAGGGGTAGTATCTGCACCGACAGCAAGAAGTTGTCCTGCATGGTTTGAACTTGCACCTACAAGTGTACCGACTGCAGGAGTTCCGTCTATTTTAACAGAAGCTATACCTGCTACCTGTACCCAGCCAAAGTAATCAGCTTCAAGGTCAGCACAAGTCACACCTACAAATCGTCCTGCAACTGCTGCAGGAGCAACTACGATGTCCTTGTATGGACTCTTGATAAGACCTACTGTATCTGTACCTGCTGTGATAGCAGTCTGGAATCCGTCTGGCTCATCTATCGTAAATGTTCCTGTACCGCCAGAACCTATAGCAGGATGACCTTTAATCTTATACATCTCATGTGGAGTTGTAGAAGCTAGGTTGGAAAATATATATCCTTCTGCATATAAGTCTTTAGCTGCAGCAGCACTACCAAGCGTTACACCGATGGTAGTTCCACCAGCCGAACCACTTGTTGCTACTGTTAAGTCTTCATCGTGGTTTCCTTCAGGAGCCTCGCTGGCTACAACCAGTCCTTCTCCAATAGCAGTTCCGCCATTCTCTACGTACCGGAATACTCTTCCGTCTGGCAAAGCCATTGTAGCTCCGTAGACCTGCCTTTTCTTTGAATGAGTCTGCTTTTCAAACCCATATCTTCCACTTTGTATTGCACCGAATGACATATTAATATGCCTCCTATTTATATTACAGGGTCAAGCCCTGCGACCAACCGATATTTATTTAACAGACTAACGCTCGGTCAATCGTTACACGTTATCCTGCTTTTTAACAAACTTTCCGTTCTCATCACGTTTTGGTGCAGATGGTGTAGCTCTCTCTCTACACCATTTGCACTCACATTTATCACTTGGTGGCTTATTAAATAAGCCAAGTCTTGCCTTACGTAGAACATATTCCGGATTTCCCGGAACCTTTTCTATCGTGCTACCGACATCAAATACTATTTGTCCTTCAATATTATATAAAGGCTTATGCCTATATAGAGTAGTTTTGGGTTGCCAGTCATCCAGATACTTAACTGAATAACCTGCCCCAACTAATTCATCCCTTAATTCATTACGTGATGTCATTTATAACTCCCTATGTAGACGTTGAAGGAGCAGCAGCATCCATAGTAAGAGAAGCACCACGGCTATCATCAAGTTCAAATACACCGTAGTCAGAAGTCATTACGATTTCTGTTGCTCTTAGAGATGCATCTCTCTGCCTTTCTGTCTTGGTTGTTACGCTATTGAGTACGCATAGTGCAGTCTTATCAGCGATTGCACCTACTACATCATCACTAGCATCAACGGTTAAGTTACCATCTTCAAAGATAGGTACTCCGTTGAGAGGTCGTAACCCGCTGAAGAACTCTCCGAGCAAGTCCTCACTCCAACCCTTTGGCACAGGATATGTCTGTGATGCAGTTACAGCAGTATTAGCTATATCAAACACAGCATTTGGATGCTGGATTATATATATTTGACTACCAAATTTATTTGCTTTAGCATAAGCAATTGCTGCAGCTACGTTAGCAAGTTTCATGGTAGTTCCTGCTGCACCAAGGCTAGTACTGAATCCAGAATACAATGCGTGAACATCTGTATCTTTCTTTCTAGCCATACCGTCACCCAACTGCCTACCTATGATAGACATTACGTTGACTGCCGATTGCCTTAGAAGTTTATCAGTTATGATAACTTTTGCCCCTACTTCAGACGCAGTAAGGTCAACAGTTGTCATTCCGATATCTTCTTCATCTACTATGTCAACACCATCTTGTAGGTCTGACATAGTCATCTGTCCTACTTTAGGGACAGTTACCTGCTTCTCGCCTTTCCCAAGGCTAAAACTCTCTATAAGAGCCATAGCAGGTGCGTTGTGCTCCTCAGTATATCGGGCAGCACTTATGATTATTTTCTGGGCATTTTCTAGATTCCCAGTTGTCGAGGTTTGTGGCATGATTACCTCCTATTGGTAAAGTTTTTAGCCTAGTCCGGCAGCTCGTCTGGCCGCTGCTTCGGTTTGGGGATTTCTAACCCCCGAATTATACTGATCGAGGAGCTCTTCCTCTGAACCTGATGCACTTGCTGCAGGTTGATTAGTATCAAATTGTTGTGGCGGAACCTGCTGTTGTTTTAATTCAGAAAGTTCCTTTTCCATAGTTTTGAGTTTACTTATTCTTCTAGCCTCTGTTTCCATAGCAACAGGATCTGGAGCCTTATCAAGAGAAGATAAGTCTTCTATGCTAAGATTATATTTTTTAGCATAATATAACGATGCGTTTCTTCTTCCTACTTGTTCTAGTTGCATCTCTCTAGTTATATCCTGCTGTATTTTTATATCTTGCTGTTGTTTATAATAATTTTGTGCAGCAGTTTCTGCTTGTGCGGAATCATATCCGTCATTTTCTAGTTGTTTTCTATATTGAGCAGCCTGTTCTCTTAGCCTGGACTCTTCTTCCATTCTTTTATAATGTTGCAACTGTTCATTTTGCTGATTCGCAATAAACTGTAACTGCTCCTGACTTAACTGATTCTGTACTTGTTCTGAAGAATCAGACATGTCAATTTTTGTAGGTTCTTCAGTAGTAGCCTGAGCAGTATTATCGGCTCCTTCTGCCGTTGGCTGCTCAGTAGTTTCTGCTACTGTTTCCTGCGTATTGTCTTCTATCTGTACCTCTGCTTGAGGTTCAGTTGCTGTATCTACCGTCCCTTGTTCATTTTCTGTAACCATATTTCCCTCCATTATTCCAAATTTTAGTTACACTATTCATTATTGTCAACCTATCTATTAAATAGAGGAGCAACCGCTTCCATTATCTCAGCAACATCTTTTGGAGATGTTGAGATAGGTTGATAACCTCTATCATAATATTTATCCCTTAGAAATTCTGCAATTTCATAGCTTTTTCTTGTACGATCACTAAGCATAGGTAATAATTCTTGTGGGATAGTAAAGTTATATGTATCCCTAAATACTATTTCAAGTAAATCTGCTTTTACTTCGTCCTCATATTGTTTGTTTCTAATAATTCTTCCAAGGTTATCTAAAAGTACTTTATTCTTTTGGTCAATATTAGCTTCTTGTACTCTATCTTGTATCATCAGCTGTAATTGTTTAGCTTCAGGAAGCTGAGATCTTTTAAGATCTTGTGCAGATTCACTTAGATATCCTTCACCTGCCATTTCCTGTAACCTCTGCTGAGAAGAAACTTCCATTATTTCAGAAAATCTATTTTGAACTTTTCTTTGAATCTGGTAAGGGAATTTCTTACCTTCATATTGTGCCATCCATTCTTTAAGGGTGCGTGATGTTTCTGTATTACCAACCCTATAATCAAATACTTCATTAATAAGATTATTAACTGCCGATTGTTTATCTATCCTTTCTCCTATTATCTCTGGTTCTACCTGTGTTTCACCAGTCTTTTTAAATTGTTCTTCTTCAAATAAACGAGATGCTATTGCTTTTTGCTTAGGAGTCATCTTGTTATAATCTAAACCATATCTTTCGACAAAAGTAGATACATTTTCATATGTCTGGGGAAGTCCAAACATGGCTGTACCCAAGCCTGTGCCGATTCTTCTTATTCTATTTGCAGCAGCCCAAACACTTTCCGGCTGGAGTTCTGCAGGATCTAGTCCTAACTCTTCAGCCACATCGGGGTCTACTCCTGCTGTACCATACGCATTAAAAATATCTCTTGCTTCACGTATTACAAGCTGTGCTAGGTTCTTCCACCAAAAACTATCAGGGTCACTAAACTGATTATCCTTCAAATCATCCATCAGTTTATATTCTTCTCCAAATAAACCTTCTCCTTTATCATATGATATTATTGTAGAACCTATAGGAGAAACTAATTGACGAGCCTGTTTTGCTACTAGACTTTCTCCTGTTGGTATTATACTTTTCCCCTCTCCTCCCCATCTTTCTTTTTCTGTAATTAATCCTGTTAGCCCACTTTTTTGTTCTCCTGTCATTAATTGCGTTAGCTTAACAAACCACTTGGTATATTCACCCGTTGGTCTGAACCATGTTTTTCCATCTCTTATGCCCCAAAAGTTAGTAGATCTAGGGTCTATTTCTGCATAAAGCTGGTCTTTTGGTATAGTTCCCAGTTTGTTTCCAAGGTGTATAAGTCCCACCGTTTGACCAATAAGAAAGAACGCAGCCATAAGTTTCTGTGTAGTATAGTTTATCTGTTGCCTTACCATTGCAGCTTCCTGTACATTTTTAATATCTTTAAGCTGCCTACCCCTCATAGCCGTAAGTACTACATCAAATGGGCCTGTTTGTTTTCTAACCGAGAATACGGCTGCATTAAGAATAGAATATAAAGCATTACCAAGCCCGCTATATTGACCTGTCTCGCCTCCGACTTTCCCCATTGTACTTGATTTACCAGAAAGCGGCTGCCATTTTGTAACGGGAATGGGTATATCAAATCCGGGTAAAGGGCCTCTTCCACTTAGTGACTCTGTTAATCTGGAATAGACTGCTATTGCTTCCTGAGAAGGCATTTCTCCTGTTGCAATCTTGTGGTTTTGAATCATTCTTTTAGCTGAATAATATCTAACAGAAGCTATAAATGACCTAGTAGATCTTTCGCTTACTTCTGCTAATGGAAAATATCTACGCATCCATCTGCTTATAAATGTTTCTCCCATAGGTGCTACTTCTTCTCCATGTACCAGAGCAGCTTTACCGGGTTCATCTAAAGGAAGATGTAAGTGTTCGTTTAATATATTAAAATACGGGTCTTTTCTTATTTTGGCAGACATTTCCCGTATAGATGCTTCTCCACCTGGGAAAGAAGACCTTGCCATAACCTTCGCTGCATCAAGCCATATATCTCCAAATCGTGGAATCATAGACATATTCTGTATCATAGAGACAGACCATTCTGCCATAGCTACCATATGCTTGGCTCCACTTGCTACATCTGCTACCAAATCCATAAATGTATTACTTCCCCACTGATCCATTGTGCGTGCAAAGCCCATCTGTTGAGGAAAATATTTATCTAAAGTATCAATTACTCTTTTAGCAGATTCACGTACTGGCTTTAATCTTATATTAGTACCCGGTATTCCTTCTGCATTAACAATAACATTAAACCATCCTCTTAAAGAATTTGATTTTTTTCTTCTTAAAGGATCTCTTACCATAGAACCAAGAAGGGTTTCTATTTTATCTATTTCATATGACCCCGGAATCCTACTGTTCCAACTAAGTGGATCTCTTGCCCATATATTTTCTATAGCATCTAGTAACACCCTAAAGTCTAACGGCCCTTTTATAAGATTGCCGAATCCGTCCGGAGTCCAATACTTTAAGAGTTCAGTATTATTTTTATTTAGTGTATAATTTTTGTTTTGTATTTTAATAATATGGTCTAATATCCCCTCACTCCCAAACATCATTTCTTCATATGCTTCTACTATAGTCCAGCTAGTTCTTCTTTTATCCCCAAACAATATACCTCTTCTTACCCCTTTCATTTTTGTAGTACCGTATTTTTCCTCAAGATGTTTCATGACTCCATAAAACGGTTCTTCTGCCTTCTGTAAATTCTTTGTTACTCCTGCCATGCGTACTCGTTCTAAGTACTGTCTAGGCCCTAGCTGTTCTTCTATCTCTCCAACCTCTGCTGTTCTTGCAGCCATTTGAGCAACCCTCTTTTGTTTTAGCCCCTTTAGTTCTGATATTGTTTTTCTAGGCTGGATATTTTCTACGCCTTCCACCCAATCTCTAATGAATACATCTAAGTCTATTCCCAAATCATCTGCACGCTGATTAAGTGCAGCACTTCCTTCATACACGTCACTTCTAAGAACATTTATATAAGAAGTTCCTGTGCCTTTAACATTACCTTTATTCACTTCATCTGCTACTTTCCTAAAATTAGATAAAGATTCTCCCGGTAATAGGTTGTCTGCATGTTTAAGCCAAGGTACTTTTTGTTCTGCCTTTACCCAGTTCTCACCCGCCCAGTCTCTTAGGTTTTGCCAAATACCCACAGTAGATCCAAGTTTTGGTTCTGAAACAGGAACCTTTCCTACTTCTCCTCTTTGCTTGAGTACTTCCGGGTCAACGTCTTCAAACCTTTCTACCTGCTTAGCTTGCTTTTCTGCTTCTTCTATAGTTTTTATACTGACAGGTTTTACTCCCTCTTCTCGCATGAATTTTTTTGAGGTTCCTACTTGGATAGGAGATAATGCTGTTTCCCAGACATTGATTGCAGCTCTTGATAATAAATTAGGAAGAAATTTATATCCTTTCCACCCTACTTTGGATAAGCCCTTAAGACCATATCCTAGTCCTTTAATACCTGCTTTACCTGCCGGCCCCCACAGAACTTTTCCTGTGGCTATAGCTGCCGGATTGGTCATTTCTCCAGTAATTATATTCATCATTCCATGACCAAAACCTTGTTCAAAAGGAAGTTCATTTGCTATACGTGCTAATTCTTCTTCATGTCTAGATTGTTGTGCTGCAGTAGGATTTGGAAACTGCATCTCAAAAAGTCTTGTTGCTTCTCTTTGTGTTGAAGCAACAGGATCTTGTTCGTAAAATTGTTCTTGTCCGATTTTAAATCGTTCTGAAATACTTGGCTTTGGAGGAGTAGGTTCATAATCAATAGGTTCCCTTCTGGTCAAAGGGCCTATCTGTTTAACATCAGGTACAAATGTTTCAAGTGTAGGAGTAGCTAATTCTCCCAAAGATGGCATATGCCCTGCTGCTCCACGTATAACTTCTGCAGCTCCTGATAATCCACCAAGAACCTGCTGCCTTCCACCTATTCCAAATATTCCTTCTTCTCTTCCACCAGCTTCAAGCCAGTTAAATAATCGGTTAAGATCAAGAGCTCCCCCATATCCTGCATCTTCTCCACCGAAACCAAAACTAGTCCCAAATCCCGGAAGTCTTACTCCCCCTTCTTTGAGTTTAGCAATAGGATTGAATGTTCTAGGCCTGCCTCTATCCTTAGTAGTAGGTTGTTCTACTTCTTCTTTAACGGCTTGTTCAGCAGCTTCAGGAACAATCTGTTCCATTCGCTCTTTACTTCGCCTAAATAAGTTGCGGAAAATAGGATTCATTAGTTATCCTAGAAATATATTTGTCTTGTCCTTGGAGCATATGCTCCCGTATATGAACCTCTGGCTGAAGGTGCAAGAGATTTATATGTCTGTGTATATCTAGAAGTAAATGGATTATCGCCTTCTTCCGGGTCTAGATAACTTCTAAACGGCAAAGAAAAAGGATCTTGTCCCCCTCTAACTCTTTTCCCTAGTTCTCCGAGCCACTGATTATACATATCAGAAAAGCTCTTTTCATAGTACCTTTGTGCTGTAGGAGAGGTTCCCGCAAACTCTTGTCCCATAGGACTGCTGTAATAAGCAGCCTCTGGGCTGTAATCCAGAAACCCTATCCAGTCACTAGCTGCCATATTATTCTCCTATACTGGTGTGCTTGCAAATTGAGTAAAACCGCCCCCTGCCCCTAAATTACCGCCACGTGCAGTATAGTCCTGTAATAACTGGTATCCGCCAGCTTCAGGATTAGCCGCTTTAAATGCATCTATCCTTCTTGATAGATCACGTGCTGCATAATACGCTCCGGGATTTGCAGGAGATACTCCTCCAAGTCCCTGTGCACCCATTATCAATGCTTTAGCATCTGCAAAGTCTATATCTCTTACAGCCATTGCACCTGCTCCTTCACCTAATCCTGTACCCCAGTCTTGCCTCATTTGTCTTTGTGCATCAGCAGTGGTAGCTTGTCCTAACGCATCTGTCATATACCCAGCTCTAGGGCCTTGTACTGCACCTTGTCCACCTACTAAGAATGGAGATAACTCACTTAATCGTCTTTGATAATCTGCCTGTCCAAATCTTTGATATCCCGGTCTTGATTCTCCTGCTCTACCAGGTTCTGCTAATCCACCTTGAGTTGCCCACTGAGTGAAACTCGGTGCTCGATATGCTTCACCTCCAGGCGTTCTATCTGCCAAACCCGCAGCATATGTCTGTCCTCCAATAGTACCCGGCATCATCTGTGACGTAGCATACATAGCAGATGCTCCCGGCATTGCTGAAGCAAGATACTGCTGTCCATACTCTCCTAACATCTGTGATCTAGGGTCTTGACCTAATAGAGTTTGGAACTGCTGTGCTCTTCCTGACCTAAATATAGATTGTGCTGCACGCACATCTTCAGGTGTATATAACTGTGCAGATTTTATCTCTCCTAGTGTGTCTGCATCACCTGAATATATAGTTCCTTTATCATCTACCCATGCGTTCATATGTTGCATCCATACTGCACCCGCTGGTACTGTTATTGGTTTATCTGGCATAATAGCCTCCTGTTAAAATATTTTATCCTGCTCCGACTATTTGACCGCCTAGTCCTTTAACCCAAGAATTTCCCTTTCTATTAGGATCTGCATAGCCTTTAGGTCTTTTATATGATCCCATACCTAAGTCTTTATTGTAGTAAAAAGTTCCACCACTTGCAATAAAGTTACTCATCGGCCCTGTTTCCCAATCACTGGGCCCTACCGCCTTTTCATTTTCTGACATCCAATTTGCAAGTTCTAGAGTTTGTTTTTCAGACATCACTTTCATACCGTTACCACTATCGACAGTATTAGTATCTTTAGTATCTGTTGGAGAGCTTAAATAATTTTTGGCAGTATCAGTTAATTCAGTCTTGTTAAAGAATTTTCCACTACCATACCAGTCTCCCCCTTTATCTTCAAGCTGTTCAAATAATGCATGTGCTATTTCTGCACCAAGTTGATCTTTTTCTTCTATATTATTTGTTGTCATATATGTCTTATACAGATTAGGATATCTATCTATTACATAATCATAAAGGAACGATACTTCTTCATTCATCACTTTACCTTTATCTATAAGCCTGCTCTTACTTGCTGTAGTAGATGCTATAAAATTAATCATCCAAGGAAGATTCATTCCTTTTGATAATATCATTTCATTTTGTGATAATACTGCTCCCGTTGAAGTCTGTTTATTTTGTAGACCTGCAAAAATACCCTGAGCAATAGACGTGCCTTCTATATCTATTTTCTCTGCTTGTTTTTCATCATAAGCAGGTCTGTATTTTTTAATAAATGCCAGAACCCTGTTTTTAGCAGTATTATAGTCCCAAAAATCTGTAGTCTTATTAGCAAGGCGGGATAAATATGTTCCATGATCTGTCGTTACTATTCCTTTACTAGGATCTGATTTAAATACATCAGTCAACATATCTACATCAAACATTATATCTGCCATACCTCCAGCCTTAACTAAAGCTGCGAGTATCTTTTTCATTGTAGGGCCCTGCATATCATATACAGGATTCTTTTCATAAAACTTATTACGATAGTAATCTTTTATATTAGGATTTGTGGAATAAAAATATGAATCATCTGTTCCGGTCTGTATATATTCAAACTCATTTTCTACAACATCGTCATCTTCTCCATATACAGGAAACTTATGAACTTCAGGAATCGTTTCTTCTTCAAGTTCTTTTTGTTGTTTATCAAGCTGTAAATCAAATGCAGAACTTGTAAATTCAAACTCCCATTCACCTATGAGAGACTCTATATAATCTTCTATTCTCTGATTATGAAGAGGAAATGCATCCGGATCTTCTTTATGATCCATAGCATAATCATAGTTCATTTCCAGTCTAGCAAGATGTCTTGCTTCATCTATAAGAGCTTCTTTATTACCTTTATCCTCAGTAAGAGTACTTAACTCATATTTCTTTTTAGCATCTTCAAAGTTAAGTCTTTCACCGTATGCCTCCCATATAAACTCTTTTGGCAACCTATCTGGAAACATACTTCTTACATGATCTCTAACAGGCTGATGTTCTGTTCGTTTACCTACAGCTTTAAACAAAGACCATGCGAAATAGTTCTTTAACATTTCTTTATGACCCGGAGGATTATTAGCTGTATCTGCCCAATCTACTGTTTTATTTATTTCTATAAACTCTTGATACCATGCATTTATTATATCTAAAAATTCAACATGAGTTACTCCTTCAGTAGATTCTGCACCAACAGACATATCATAAAAAAGGTCTGCAAACTTTTGTTCTATCTGGGGAACATCTGTTTTAGTAGTAACTGCCATTTATCCACCTGCTCCTACAAGTCCTATTCTTGCAAGTCTTTCTTCATCTGTTAATGCTCCCGGTCTTGGAGTACCCGGAGGTACTGCCGGCCCCATAGGTGGAGTAGGCATAGGTGGAGGCCCACCCATAGCTGCTTCAGGCATTACCTCTGGCGGTAATGTAGGCCCACCCTGTGGAGGCATCATCATACCTGGAGGTGGCATCATGCCCGGAGGTGGCATCTGTGGTTCTGGCGGTGGTGGTGGAGCCATTGCCTGCATCATTGCTTTTTGTTTTTCATTTAAAAGCATCATGAGTTCACCGAAATAAAACTTAGCAAGGTCAGGTCTACCACGCTGTTCAAGACTTTGTAATATAGTCCAAAGCTGTGCTTCGGGCAAAGCCCTTTCAGCAGCTTGTTCTCTAAGAGTATCTTCTATCTGGTCTGTATCCTGCATACCTAGTATCGTATCTCTTATAAAGATATCAGGAAGCAACGGTATCTCTCCTTCTCTTGCTATCTGAGCCTGACTCATCTTTGCCATATCATCCTGTGGTAATTGAGATACTAGCGTTACTATGGGATCTCCTCCCTTTTTAACAACATCTGGAGTTATCTCTTCTGAGAAATACATTCTATCTCTAGTCTGTCCATTTACTTCTAAAGCCTTGAATCCACCCGATGAATACATATCTGACAATATCATGAATATCTGTCTGTATGCCTTTTCAAGTGAATCTATTCTTGGTGAAAGTATAGACTCTACACCTTGTCTGAGTGTATTGATAGCATAACCTGATAATTGAAAATCAACCTGTCCATACACAGAATAAGGAAGAGAACCTCTTTGAAGTTCTCCACTTACCATACTCATAAATGCCCCTGATTCTTTTGCCATCTCAAGCATACCGAGGGGTTCTACGTCCTCTCCGGTAGCCAAAGATATCTCTGTTCCTTCCTTATATGGGTCTTCTTCTAGGCTTTTAGTTCCGTCTTTAGACTTGACTTTAAGCCCCTGCTTTCTACTTCTAGCTGTAAGTTCCAGCATAGTAGAGAGCATAAAGTTATTATCTTCATAATTCTTTCTATTAGATTTAAATACGCTTTCGCCTACGTCTGCTATAGACTCACTTCCTACTACATCGGACTGTATAAGTGGATTAGAACCAACCATTCCTATGAATACAGGTACGCCTTTATGACCATGTTTAGTTCTTTTTTTTAGAACCTTATCGTCCATTACCACGCAATTATCTTCTCTATCATAGAAATCATATACATCTACACCTGAATCTACTCCGTGTATAGTTGTATCTATCTTTACACCGTACTGTTCTTTTATTTCTTTAGCGGTCTTTTTAATCTTATAGCAAGCCCAAGTAAGACCTGTAGATGATTCTCCCCAATAGGTATTTCTTGGATCCCAGGGAGTTATATCTATAGTTGTAGACCCGTCATCTTCTTTAACAAGTAAAGTTCTACCTGCATACCAGCCACGTATACATGTATACCAAGCAAGCTGGTCACGTACTCTTGGAGTCATCCTCATGCATAATGTATCGTCTGCACTACGTAATGCACCTATTAAAAATCTTTCTTTATCGTTGTTTATATCTCTCTGCTCACGGTCATTACCGTCTGCAGGGATTCTTATTATAAGTTCTGCACTTGTGAGAAAACTTATGATTTTATCTGCAAATACCTGTGGCTCGTTACTGGTATAGGACTGATAACCGTCACCTGCATCGTAGGGTTCTAGTCTATACAGCCGATGATCTTCATCCATTCTGTCCCGCATAGGGTAGGTTACATCATGATGGTCATCGACAAGGTTTATTATCTCTGTTGGTTTTCTTCTTGCCATTATCTCCACCTTTTGACTTTGATTCTGTCTCTACCTTCAATATAACCGTAGCCATATCTATCAACAAGTCCATAAATCAGTGCTTTTATACCGTGATTGTTCTTATCTTCCGGAGTTTCTCCAACTATATTGCCTTCTCTGTCCATTTTCCAGTTATAAGTCCTAGTTTGCCCGTCAAAAGGTGACGGAGCTGCGCCAAATTCACTTAAAAGTCCTGTACATTTGTTATTTATTAAGATATTCGGCTCTCTTGACAACGGATCTGGCTTTAAAAATGATTTTAAACGCTCGGTTCCGTCATTTATTTTAACCTTTTGTGATGAAAGGTACAATCCTGTTTCCTTCATCCATATCTCTGCAGGCGCAGCCATCGCCTGATGCTGGTAACCTGCAACGTCTATGACTCCTTCCTTGACATCCTTCCACCATGGGCGAGATTTACATATATCTATCATCTCTTCTGTGATAAGGCCCCGTTCATAGACTTCATCCACTACTAAAACCTTATCGTCTACCATCTGAATGACTTCTATGGCATAAGCACCTGCATAACCCGGATCCATCCATAGTTGTACAGGTATATCCTCGATATATTCTATATCTTTTATATGCATATCAGCCCTAAACTCAGGGAATACTAGTCCTTTAGGTGGAGAAGGTACGCCTTCTATCCTTTCCATAAAGAAACTGTCTGATGCTTCTCTTTCTAACTTTAATATCTCAGGGTCTTCTCTTCCACCGGGATATAGATACTGGTTAGTATAGCTCGGGAGCGAGAAACTCTGCTCATCTTCCGTGGGTATAGACCATGCGGTATGCATTTGTGGATACCACCCCAGACTGCCCTCGAAAGTTCCTGCTAAGAACAACCATCCACGCTTAGGAGCACACCTACCACGCAATCTGAAGAACGTTTCAAGGTCAAGCTGACTCGCCTCGCACCCGATGATCCCGTTCGGGGCACGCATAGCCAGAGTTCTGGGGTCTTTAGCTGATTTAGTCTCTATTCTAGTACCATCTTGCAGCACTATTCTACCCGGGTCTACCCTTTTAGTAGATTCTTTTAATATACCCATAGCTCCAAAGTCTTCTACTAGGTATTCAAACTCTGCTCTTGTGCGTTCATAGTCTGCTGCAACAAGCCAATACAACCCTGGTTCATCTGTTTCTACAAAACGTGCCAATAGGTACTTACTTGCAATCATGGATTTACCAGCTTGCTCTCCACCTGCTACAAGAATAAATCGTTTTTTACTCTTAAGTATTGGTTTCTGTGCCTCTGTAGGATTAAAACCAACTATCTCATATACATATTCGCCTACATCAGTTGATCTTGTCTGTGTTGCCATTCTTTAGGCTCCCAAATTTTTTCTGGATAGCTTCTTTGGCTCCCTCATAAGGTATAATCTCTGCACTTTCGGTATTTTTCTGGGCTGCTTCTCTATTTTCTTTTGATAGTTTTCTAAGTCCTGTAATAAAATCTCTTGCAGTATTATCTACTTCTGCAGTTCCTCTATATTTAGCAGGATTATTAGCATTTAATAATGCGATAAGAAGTGTCGGGTGCTTATAATCCCCGTTTTCCCTCATCTGATTAACCAGATCAAGTGCTATATCTTCTAGTTTTTCTGAAAAAGTCTTCTTTGATTCTTCAAATTCTTTTGCAAACTTTTCGTCTGTCTTAATCCACCTATATACAATAGTTCTTTCTATACCTGCATCAACCGCAGCTTTAGAAATAGTACCCGAATTATTATATTTCTCAAGGAATCTTCTTTTTCTTTCTTCTACACTATGAGGCATAATTAAAAATAATAACCTAGACAATAATAAATCGCAACTGTAAACTCGCCATAGCCGGGGGTTCCCTTATGGCTGGATCTCCTCCTTCGTGCTTGGCGCATTGAACCAGCTTCTTCATTCCTCCGGCTATGATATAATCACTCCAACCGGGGAGCAGCTCAACCCCATTCTCTCCCAGAGAATCTAACAAACGCCTATCAACTCCCCGGTAATTAAGAAGGGATAATTGAATGTTTACAAATCAAATAATTAACTATGAACGACAGAAAAAAGCTAAAATGGGAGACGAGGTCACTATCTCAGGTGACTCCAGAACCTATATCAAATACTCCAAAATACATAACGGACATAAAGCCAAGATAATAGGCGGAAAACAAAGAATAGCTCCAGCAGGCCTAAGCATAAAATGGCACTACCAAGTCCAATGTACCTGTGATAACTCAACAGAATGGGTGACTGCAAACGGTTTTAAAAAAATCTGAAACTCCCCATGTTACATATATATATATAATACATATATAACATAGTCATATAATTACATATGAAGTATTTTATATACGAATATGTAATTATTGACATATGACTTATGATATATATAATACAAATCGTGGGGGGTCTTATTAAGGGTAGTTACAGTGAAACATAGTGCGGTTTAATCCATTTCCGCAAGCTCCTGTATGTAATTACAGACTCTGTAATTTAATTACAATCGCTGTAATTACCCTTAGATCCTTTATTCCAGGTCTGACATTTCTCTGACAAAACTCCTTTTATAAAAAAAATTCCGTCAAGGGTATCAAAACACTCCGACCACAACTTATAAGCCATACCCCCCCCTAACAACCACACACACACCAACACACATAACCACCAACACAACCACAACTACTCCACATACAACTACCACACCACATCAATACCCCCCCCCGCATCATCACTAACACCACATCACCCATCATACACCGCACCCAAGTACACACATAACCATACACAACAGATCACCAACCATACATACTCACCACAACTAACCACCACCAACCATACATACACCATCACTGCTACTATAACTCATCACCAACATACACCCATACCACCTGCAACCAACAACCACTCAACACTCAACAAGCATGTATCACGTTTGTTGCACAGCTTCGCTCTGCTGTGCCGGTGGGCGAGCGGCTCACAGCTCCCAATCTTGGCTTCGCCAAAATGCCAAATTTCGAGCATCCAAGGGGTACAGCTTCGCTGAATGGCTGGGATATATTTTCTACCAGCCGTAAAAATGAGCCGTTCAACTTAGCATATACTTACTAAAATTTATCAAATTAAAAATTCCGGATATTGGCGGATATTTTTTCTTAATATTTCAAATTACCTAATATTCTATTTTTTAGGTGTTGAGACTGTCACAAATGTACAACAAATCTAACCATTATTAGCAATCATTAAATATCAGATATAAACCAATACACCTAATTAGCTTGCATTGTGTTCTCAATCTGCTACAATTAGATAAAATTCAACAGGATTAATTAATTTTGAATAACACTTCTCACAATATAGAACAGATAGGACAAGCCACTAAAACACATGGCTTTATATCGAATAAGAACCTAACTAATTTACTTTGGAAGTTTCACCGAAAAAATAAATTGATTAGTCGTTCAATGTCAGTAGCTGATTATCAAGCTAAAGCCAAGTCAATTGTTGATGAGATTATTGAAGCTAAGGAACTATATAAACCCAATTGGT